TAACAGTCGATCCGAGCAGTATCAAAACCACTAAAATCGACATGTTCTAACTCAAGAGTCCACCCATTCTGGTTAAAATCACCAAAACCGGGGAATTCGAGAAAACGCGCTGGTGAAAATCTGAACTCCTTATAATACGGAACTTCAAAAGACAACAAAGGATTAGTTTTAATGTTCTGAACCAATCCTCCATTTTGGAAAACGCCCGCATCATAATTGTTGGCGTCTGCCCTTCCCGTATTTGACTGCAGAGACGGTCGTGCCGAGTCAGTGATAAGATGACCAACTGAATCGGGTTGAACCGAAACTCTTGCGACACCACCATCAGCACCTTCTGCGTACGTCGAAGTATCCACCATCCAACGTACAGAACCACGCCAACCTGCAAATGCAGGCGTGACGTAATTCAACCATGTATTGCGTCCGTAAATATAAAGATTAGCACCAGCATTCACGTTCACAACATAACCACCTCCAACAATGCCATCTGTTACTCCAGGATAAAATGGAAAAGCAGAACGGAAATGTATAAGGTGTCGCCGATCTGTTCCAGACGTGCCAGTACGAATAGTTCCTGTACTGTCATGTAAACAATATCGTTTCAACAATTGACGAAAAGAAGTGATTCTTTCACCAAAGTGAACAAGATTGGTAGGATCAGTTGTTGGTATCTCATTAGCAACCGTGCGCACAACCTCAGGTTTAGTTGGCTTTGATTCCTCAGTAGATTCCTCCACTTCACCCGCATGCGGTTCGATAGCTTGCGGTGAAATCACATTGTCAGGATCGCGCAAACGCAATCGCTGAACATCTCCAAAATCAGGACCGGCAACTTCAAAGTCGTCACCCATAGAAATGGAAACATTCACCTCAATATCATTTTGCGCAACAGAGTTTGGAACAGCCAGTTCATTAAGAACATAAACAGACAAAGTTCCATTACTCCGTTGTCCACTCGCTGGATTAATAGCAGTGCTACCATACATCTGAGCAATAGTTGAAGGAATTTGGAGACGCTTACGAAAAGAAGTATTTTGTCCCCAACCAACTTCCATTGTGAAATCAGTAGTGTCACTGATATCCACAACAGTTTGATACGTGGTGTTAAATTCAGAACTTGTAACTGCAGCAGTACCCGTAGGATCATACACTATACGCACACGACCTTTATGATACTTACTACAAACAAACTGGAATCGGAATTTCATTGTTCCACGCCAATACCTAAAAGGTGCAGCAGCAAAAGCACATGCTGGTAGATGAATTTCATTACCAAACAAAACATGCAGACAAGGATCAACCACCATATTAAATAGTAGCGAATCCTTGGG